GCATGTCTCTGGCGGTGCATCTACATTGCTTTTCAAGGCTTATGAGCAAGGTCGTGGGAAGTGGCAGGCAAACACAGTTGATTATGTGTGGTTTGATGAAGAGCCACCAGAAGACGTTTACTTCGAAGGTATTACAAGAACAAACGCAACAAAGGGCAAGATTGCCGTAACGTTTACGCCTCTCAAGGGTATGTCTAGCGTGGTTGCTCGATACTTGCTTGAGGAAAGCGATGATCGATCAGTTACAACAATGACTATCGATGATGCTGAACATTACACAGATGAAGAACGACAGAAAATTATTGATAGCTATCCGGCGCATGAGCGGGAAGCTAGAACAAAAGGCGTTCCATCATTAGGATCAGGTCGTATCTTTCCTATCTTAGAGGAAGATATCGTCATCGACCCTATAGAGATACCAGATATTTGGCCTCAGATTAACGGTATTGACTTTGGTTGGGATCACCCATTTGCAGCAACAAGATGCGCATGGGATCGAGATAACGATGTTTTCTATATCATCAATGAATACAGGCAGCGCGAAGCAAGCCCAATTATTCATGCCGCATCGATAAAGCCCTGGGGTGATTGGATACCTGTTTCGTGGCCTCACGATGGATTGCAGCATGACAAAGGCAGTGGTGAGCAGCTTTCAAAGCAGTACGAACAACAAGGGCTTAATATGCTCCATGAACGAGCTACCTTTGAAGATGGAACAAACGGCGTAGAAGCTGGTGTGTCTGACATGTTGCAGCGAATGCAAACAGGCAGATTTAAGGTTTTTAATACTTGCGGTGGGTGGCTTGAAGAATTTCGCCTTTATCACCGAAAAGACGGAAAAATCGTCAAAGAGCGGGACGATCTTATCTCTGCATCAAGATACGCACTAATGATGAAAAGACACGCGGAAGCGCATAAAAGGCCCACTATGCAAAATAAAAGAGCTAAAGCGCTTCGTAGGAGCATTGTTTAATGGAAAATAGCAAGCAAGAATCTAAGCCTGTAGATAAGGATAAGATTAAAGCTATCATTTCTAATCAGCTCGCGCTTTCTGAAGACGAGGATTCGCAATACGCTAAAAAGCGCTCCCAGGCGTTAGAGTACATCCAGAGTGAAATGAAAGACGTCCCGGCTGAAGATGGTCGGTCTTCTGTTGTTTCTCGCGATGTTGCCGATACAATCGGCTGGATTATGCCATCTATCATGCGTGTGTTCACCACAGCGGATCAAATGGCCGTTGCTGAACCTGTCACACCAGACGACGAAGAATACGCTAAGTCGGCAACTGATGGCCTAAATCATTGGTTCTTGAAAGAGAATGACGGTTACGAGATTGTTTATAACGCTACCTATGACGCGCTCTCTATGTCGAATGCGATTGTTAAAGTCTGGTATGACGAAACACCCGAATACAAGACTGATTTCTTTGATGGGCTAGATGATGATGCGTTTGCTATTCTGGAAGCTGATGAGAATATTGAAATACTAGCTCATACGCCTTCTATGAAAACAGAACTCATAGACGGTCAGCCTTTTGAATATCAATGTCATGAGGTAAAGACACGCCGCGTAAAAGAAAAAGGCCGTGTAAAGGTCGAGGTTGTCCCGCGTGAGGACTACGGGCAAGATGCAAACGCAACGAATCCAGGCAATGCTACATTCCAATATCAGAAGGTAGAAAAGACACGCTCAGAGCTTATTGAAATGGGCTTTGACCAAAGTGAGGTATATTCCCTTTCAAAAGCAGGTGAAGAAAAGCAAGAGGCTTTTTCTCGTTCGTCAGATGAACAAGACGATACTGAAACAACGGACAATTCAACCGAGGTTATTGACCTATACGAATGTTACCTCATGGTTGACGTTGATCAAGACGGTGTTGCTGAGAATGTCCGTGCTTTCTATGCAGGCGGTAAAGGTGGCGGCGTTGTTCTTGATTGGGAGGTATGGGAAGATGGCCCTGTTTTCTTTGACATTCCTTGCTCGCCTATTCCTCACCGCTTTGAGGGTGAAAGCATCTTTGACGTTACTAAAGATATTCAGGACATTAAGACTGTTCTGCAACGTCAAGCGCTGGATAACCTTTATGCAACGAATATTCCACAGCGCCAGGCTGTTGCGGATAGCATTATTAACCCTGATGATTTGTTTAGCTCTGATTTCGGTGCTGTTATCTGGCGTAAAGCGGGTAGTGAACCAGTCGAAAACATGGTTATCCCAAATGTTGCGGGTGATGCATTCGGAGCAATCAATTACTTTGATGAGGTTGTAACAAGGCGTACAGGTGTTGGTCGTCAAACAATGGCCCTTAACGCTGATGCGCTCAACAATCAAACGGCAACAGCATCTAATAATCAAAAAGACGCGGCCTACTCAAAGATTGAACAAATTGCGCGTAACCAAGCTGAATTAGGCTGGAAGAAAGTGTTTGAAGCCGGTCTAAAGCTTATGATTAAGCATCAAGACAAGGCTAAAACGATCAGATTGCGCGGTGAGTGGGTTGAGGTGGATCCGCGATACTGGAACGCCGATATGAAGGTAACGATCAATGTGGGGCTTGGTACAGGCACACGTGAGCGTGATCTAGTTATGCTTCAACAGGTATTCCAGCAGCAGTTATTGCTCGCAAGCCAGTTAAAAGCAAACGGGATGGACGAGAAGTCTATCGAGATGGTCCCATTGATCTTTAACACGGCTCAAAAAATGGCTGAAAGTTCGGGTCTTCGCTCACCAGAGCAGTATATCCCACAGTTTAAAGACGAAGATGTGCAGAAAGCTATGCAATTAGCGCAACAGGCAAAGAGTAAGCCTTCACCTGAAGAAATTAAAGTTAAAGCCGAAATGGCTATGAAAGACAAAGAGCTTCAAACGGAAATCGAGTTGAAGAAAGTCGATGCTGAAGTGCAAAACAACAAAGAGCGGGCCCAGGCTGAAGCTGATATAATTGTCGATGAGAAGCGCCGTGAAAGCGATATGATCATTGCTCAACAACGCATTGAGTATGAGATTGACCGTGATGGAAAGCAGCTTGCTATGAAGCAGTATGAAATCGACTCCAAAAGAGAGGTCGAGCTTCTAAAGATTGGGGCAAAGCAACAGCAGGGGAGCGTTCTAAATGACTGATGACGAACGCAAAGCCAGAGCTTCTATTATTCAGCAGATTATACAAGATAGCGTATTCCAAGAGGCCGTGCAGGGCGTAAGGAAAAACGCGATACAAAAATTGGTCACTACAGACCCTAAAGATCAAACCGCTATTATTGAGGCTCAGTGCCTTGTTAAAACGGTTGATGGATTATGTACGGAGTTAGCTTACATAGTTCAAAACGCGCCACAAGAGCGTAAATAGCAATAACCCAACAAACGCAAGGCTCCTTTGGGAATAACCTTGTATGGGCTGCAACCTAAGGAAACATTATGACTTCAGATAATGAGGCATTGTCATTGGACGATGCAGCAACAGCATTAGTGACTCTTGAAAACGAGGACTCGCAAGACGAACAACCCGAAGAGACATTAGAAACTGATGTGAATGAGCCAGACCTTGACGAAGACCACGAGGAAGTCGAAACAGACGAAGACGAACTTGAGGACGAGGACGAAGGCGAAGACGAAGAGCTAGAAACCGAAAAAGAGGACGACGAACAAGACGACTCCGAAACACAAGCATTAACAGACTATGAAAAGCCTGTTCTATTGCCTGACGGAACAACCGCAACTGTTCAAGACCTTCTAAACGGTCAAATGGCGCATTCTGAATTTACGCGCAAAAGTCAAGAAATTGCAGAAGAGCGTAAGCAGTACCAGGAAAAACAACAGACGTTAGAAGTTCAAACAAATACACTTTCGGTAGTGTTGAACAAGCTTCTACCGCCTGAGCCTCCATTGACTATGTTGGATATCAACTCAGAAAACTATGATCCTGCCAAGTACCAATTGGTAAATGCGCAGCGTAAAGAGCTTTTTGATTTGCTCAACGAAACTGATGGTATGATACGTGAGAAACAAACCGAGCAGGAAAGCACCGCTCAACAGCAAGTGCAAGAAGCCCATCAAGCAGCATTAAATGAACTAGCGCGGCAAAAGCCTGAGTTAGTACAGCCGCAAAAATGGGAAGAATACAAAACGCAAATGGTAGAAACCGTTGGTGATTATGGTATTCCTGCCGAACTTCTCTCAAGTATTCAACATCCTGGTGTTTTTCAAATAATTGAAGACGCGGCGGCTTTTAAAAAGGCCAAGTCCGTTAAACCTTCAAAGAAAAAGGGCAAACGTCCTCCTGTTGTTCGATCTGCAAAGCAAGTCAGCAACAAAAACAACTCTGCAAAAGTAAAGCGCACAGCAATGAATCGTCTGAACCAAACGGGGCACCTCAATGACGGGGTTGCCGCATTAATGGCTTTAGAGAAGGAATAACATCATGGCCGTAGTATCAAATACTTTCACAACTGCATCACCGGTAGGTAACCGCGAGGAACTATCGGATATCGTTAACCGCATTACACCAGAGGACACACCAATCTATTCTGGTATGTCTCATGGTAAAGCATCTTCTACCCATCCTGAATGGGAAACTGAAGATCTACGCGCACCGGCTGCAAACGCACAGCTTGAAGGTGACACATACACCTTTGATAGTGTTGCCCCTGCTGATCGCGTGGGTAACCACACACAAATCTTCCGTTCAGGCTGGATTTTCTCAAACACGCAAGAAGCGGTTGATAATGCCGGTAATGCTGAGAAATTCGCTCGTAAAAAGCTTAAAGCTGGTATCGAGCTACGCAAAGACGTTGAATTTGCTATTGTGTCCAACACGGCAACCGTAGCAGGCCAAACGCGTAAATTTGGTTCACTGCCTACATGGCTTGAGACAAACGCTGATCGTGGCGCTTCTGGCGCTGATGGTGGCTTTCAATCAGATGGCCTAACAGATGCGGCAACAGACGGAACACAACGCGCTTTCACTAAGACGCTTTTGGATAACACAATGCAAAGTGTCTACCAAGAAGGCGGTAACGTTAGTAAACTTGTGGTTTCGCCTTACGTTAAATCTGTGTTCGTTGAATTTATGTCAGATTCAAACGTTGCTGCATTCCGTTCATCTGTTGACGGTAAAGGCAAAAATACAATCGTTGGTACGGCTGATTATTACGAAGGTCCATTCGGTAAAGTTATGGTCGTTCCTAACCGTGTTATGGCAACAAGCGCGGCAACAGCTCGTAACGCTTACTTGATCGATGACGATATGCTTGATTTCAAATGGCTTCGTAAGATCAAAGAAGATCCAGACTTGGCAAAAGAGTCTGACGCGAAAAAAGGTATGCTCATTGGTGAGGGTACTCTTTGCGTTAAGAACGAAAAAGGTCTTGGCGTTGTTGCCGATGTATTCGGCCTGACAGCTTCAAGCTAACAGCAAAACAATAGTTCAACGAAGGCTCCCATTTAGGGGGCCTTTTTTATTGGAGATATTATGAACACTCAACCACAAAAACAAAACAAGCCGCAAGGGCCTAAACTGTTCGCTGTAAAGCTCTTGAAGGGCTACACAATGGAAGACGGTAAAAAGCCTAAAGGCTCTATCGTAAACGTGCCAAAAGACGAACTTGAGCGCCTTATTGAAAAAGGTGTTGCGGTTCGTGCAGACCCACTTACGCCGGTGAATTGATTTATGCAAGAAATCACTGACGAAAACGGCTTCACGCTGTTTAATCATGATCCTGATACGGGTCGTACTATCTGGACCAAGGTCGAAGATGGGAAACAGGTTTTCCGCATTGATACGCCCGTTGATAAAATACTAGACGCGAACCAGGAGCACTATAACGATAGTGATGGAAAGCGCTTTGGTGATTGGCAGCGTGTGGCTTCAGTGCCTTTAAACCTGGCTTACAGCAACGGCTTTACCGATGCTGTTCAACAGCAAGACGACAAATGGATATCTAGGTTTTTGAATGACGGTGACAACCGCAAATTCAGAACGTTTAAAGGTAATATCTAATGGACTTTACGTCATACTCAGGGCTGCAATCAGCCATAACCGAATGGCTTGCAAGAGATGACTTGGCCTCAGAAGTGCCGGCGTTTATTTTCTTAGCTGAATCCCTGATTAATCAAAAGCTACGCCACAGGAAGATGGAGGCTGTTGTAACGCTTACGCCTTCATCGGATGTTTGTACGCTCCCTGATGATTTCTTGAAGTCACGCCAGGTTTCTTATGGCGCCAATGAGACTATTCTTGAAGGTATAACGCCTGAGATAGCTAAAGCTCATTACCGTAATTCAGGTTCTAGCACATGTGCCTACACGATTGTTGGTGATGATTTGAAGCTTTACCCATCAGGAACTGAAGACGTTGAGCTAACATATTATCAAAAAATACCCGCTTTATCCGATAGCAATACATCAAATTGGCTTCTGGTAGAAGCTCCTCACTTGTATCTAGCCGCATCGAAAGCAATGGCTGCTGATTTTGTTAATGACATGGAAGAATATCAAAAAAACGTAGCTATTTCGGGGACCGTTATCCAGTCCTTAAATGAGCAAAGTGACATCTCTCAATATTCCAATATGCGCTATATGCCTAAGAGGGTTACGCCTTGATTCCAGTTCCGCGTTTTGAGCCTGATAAATCGCTTTATAATTCAACGGCGAGCAGTGCGATATTGAATGTTTTGCCAACGGCTGACGGTTGGAAACCTATGGCTGATTTGGTTGAAATATCAGAAAGCCTTGGTTCTGAGTGTCTAGGGGCTATTTATGTCCGTGATAATAACGGATCGTTTACAATCATCGCAGGCACACAAACACATCTTTACAAGCTGAATACATCTGCAAGCCCGAATACATGGGTTGATATATCATCAGCAACTTACAATGTTCCTGTAGGTGATAGGTGGTCTTTTACTATCTTTGGCAACTATGTTGTCGCTGTTCAATTAGGGAATAACCCTCAATACTTGGATTATACGGGATCTGGAAGCTTTGCAGATATCCCAAATGCGCCGGTCGCTAAGTTTGCCAACACAGTAGACAAAGTTTTAGTCCTGTCTCATTTGGATAGTAATAATTATGGGCTTCAATGGTCTGACATTGCTGATTTAACATCTTGGACACCAATTGAAACTCTAAGCGGCAACAAATCATTTGAGTCTGGCGGTGTTATCCAGGGGCTTATTGTTAACGGGCAAAATGCAGTTGTATTGCAGCGTAACAAAATGCAGAATATGCAATTCTCTGCAAGCGGTACTTCATTATTCTCATTCTCTGAAATTAACAGCTCGCGCGGCGTTCTATCACCTAATTCAATCGCTCAGTATGGGACCGGCCAATTTGTGTATCTATCAGATGATGGGTTCTTTATGGGCGCTGAAGGTCAAGCAATCGGTGGTGAGCGTGTTGATAGCTGGTTCTTTGATGAAGTTAATCAAAATTATTTAGCCCAAGTAAAGGCGGTTGTTGACCCTTTAGAAAAGATCGTTTGGTGGATTTACACTAATATCCGCAACGAAAATAAAATGCTTGGCTATGACTGGCAATTAGACCAATGGTTCCAGTCTGATTTAGTCATCACAGAGGCTTCTAGCCTAGTGACTGCCGGTGTCACATGGGATGGCCTGTCAAACCTGCACGCTACTATTGATGATGTAAATATCCCATTCGATAGCCCTTTGTTCAAAGGCGGTGTTCCGATCATGTCGGCGTTTACATCTGATAATAAGCTTGCGCAATTTGGCGGCACTTCATTGGCTGCTACCATCGAATGGAGCCAATTATCGCTTGGTGGCGGTAATTACGCCTTTGTACGTGAGGCGCAGGTGGAAACAGATGCAAGCACACTTACTTTAACGATGGGTGAAGCTTCAAAGTATGGTGAAGCGGCCACATTTGGTGCGGCTGTAAGCCCAAACAGCAGAACGGGCATAATCCCTCTAAGATCAAACGCAAGGTTTCATAAACCCCGTGTAGAAATACCAGCAGGAACAAGTTGGAACCACGTTTCATCTATTGCTTTCAATATGAGCGGAAAGGGTAAGCGATGACTTCGGACTTAGGCGGTTCCCCGCGCATGGTAAGACGGGTTAATTTAGCAACAACTGCGATTACCGAGATTATCCCCGCAAAAGATTTCCCCCAGGTCGTGCAGCCTATCAAGTTAATCAACGAGCATACTTCTGCTTTAAAGGTAAAGCTTTACGCAACGTTGAGCGCAACAGATACTATTACATGGTTTGATGAAGTGCCGGCAGAAAGCACATTTACAATCGAAGAGCCTGAATTTTTGGGTGAAAACATGAGCCTGCAAGCGCAATGTGACACGGGAACACATATTACAGTAACAGCGATTGTTCGCGGATCATTCTCGCAAAGATAATGGATATTTATATAACGCCAACGGCTGATATCGATTTGATATGGCCTGATTACGCTCGCGGACTTGAATACGCTTGTCGTCGTGGGAATGATGACAAGCTAACGGCTGGTGTTTTGTGGCAAATGTGCCGTTCTGGACATGCTTTCTTTGTTGTGTGCGAAGAATTTGGGAAAGCAAAGTGCGTATCTGTATGGCGGTTTGAGACACCTAACGAACCTCAAAACTTTAGATGTTTAGCGCTGTATGGAAACGATATGCGCTCCTGGATTAAAGAATTGCCTGAATTTGCAAAAAATATAGCAAAAATGAATGGCGGTAAGCGGCTTGTCATAAGTGGTCGCTCAACATGGTTGCGCTTGTTTAAAGACGCACAAAAAATAGACAATAACTATATATTGGAGCTAAAATAATGAGCGGTGGCGGTGGTACTACTACAAACACGACTACATCCAGCAGTGATCCTTGGTCTGGTGCGCAGCCTGTACTGAATTACACCAATGATAAAGCGTTGGAGTATATGAAAGACGGAACTGGTGCTGATGTCTATACAGATTCAACCGTTACACAAATGGATGATAACACAGTTGCGGGCTACGATCATCTTTCTGGAATGTCGAATGACAATATGAACGGTAACGGTCTATCAGGCCAATATCAAAGCATTATGGATGCAGGCGGGTATAACGCTGAACAGCAAAATGCCGTTGATAATATGCAGGCTACGGCAAACATGGACCCGTTTGATATTCTCAACAATGAGACTTATCAGACAATCCATCAAAATTCCTTGGATAGTGCCAAAAACAATTCAAACCGTGCAGCAATGGCCGGCGGTTTCTTCGGTAATTCAGATCACAACTACTCGACCAATAAAGCGGTTTATGACGCGTCTGCCAACACTGCAATGAGCGCTATAAACTCACAGCTTGCACGTAAAGATGCCGCTACAAGCGCGTTGTTTAATGCAGGTCAACAAGGGCAAGGTAATTTAGCGTCTACATTCCAGAATATGCAAGGTTTAGCAGACCCAGCATTAACAGCGGGTGCAGCGTATGAAGACCTAGCATCTCGTGAGATTGCGGACGATGTTCGTATCTTTGACGCTCAACAAAATGCGGATTGGAACGCTCTTGCAAGAGGTAACGCGATTGCTGGTGGCGCGTCTGGCTTTGGTACATCTAGCTCAACTTCTACACAACCATCTCAAAACAATACAATGGGAACCGTTGCCGGTCTAGGTATGCTTGGTTCGTCTCTGTTCTTCTAAGGATTATTATATGTTTGGTAATAGCTTAAAAACACTTGGTAGCGCATTCGGTGATAGAAGCTCACGGGCTATGATGGGCGCACAAATGCTAGCAGCACCCAATAACCAAGCTGCATTCGCTGCTATGGGGCAGGGCTTGGCTTTAAACGCAGATCAGCAGAAAGCCCTAGATGAGCGTGCTAAGAAGATTGAATATCTCAAAAGCCTTTCTAATACCAACCCGCAAACTGTTGGCGCGGTTGAGGCTGATGTAATTGATCCAGCTCAAGCTTATCAGTCTATGACAAAGACAGCGGATACACTAAAGCCTACTAGCTTAATGCAAGAATACAATCTCGCAAAAGAGCAAGGTTTTCAAGGTGATTTCTTAGGCTATCAGCAAGCTAGAAAAGGCAAGGGGTTTAGCGTTACCACAGCAGACGGAACGGTTGTGCAAATGGGTGGCGGTAACGAGCCTAAAGATATGAAGGAAGCGCAGGCAAAAGCTAATATTTATGCGTCTCGTATGGAGAACTCTAACCAAATTCTTGAACAGTTAGAGAATGAAGGTACAAGCCTCACAAACAAGATTGCAAGCGGCTTACCTCTTGGCAATTACGCTCTTTCCCCTGAATATCGTCAATATGACCAAGCAAAGCGTGATTTCATTAATGCTACGTTACGTCAAGAATCTGGCGCCGTTATCGCTGATACAGAGTTTGCAAACGGTGAAAGACAGTATTTCCCTCAACCTGGCGATGATCCGCAAACTATTGCACAGAAAAAAGAAAATAGACGTATTGCGATGGAAGCAATAAGGCAAGCATCTGGGCAACCAGAGACAAATCCAACCTTCGCGGCTGAAAATCCTGTAATGCCAGACTTTTCAACAATGAGCGATGAAGAACTAGAGGCTATTGCTAATGGATCTTAAACAAGCAGCCCAAAAAGAGCTTATGCGCCGTAAAGCGGTTGCAGAAATTGAGCGTAGAAAATCTGCACCACAAGAAGCCCGATGGGACCATAAAGTTGGCGCCGCTATTGATGGCGTTGCGCAAGGTATGACGTTTGGCTTCTCTGATGAGATTGCAGCGGGTATGGCTTCAGGTGCTGGTCTTTGGGGTGACTATGATGAAGAACTAGCAGCAGAACGTGCGCGCATGGCTGAAAATAAAGAGCTTGCGGGTGGCTATGAATTAGGCGGTCAAATTGCTGGCGGTCTTGCTACTGGTGCAGGATTGATGAAGTCAGGCGTTACTATGCTTGCTAAAAAACCTACTGTTCTTAAAGCGGCGGGTGAGGGCGCATTGTATGGTGGTGCTTATGGCGCGGGTTCTTCTGAGGAAGGTGAGCGCCTTGAGGGTGCAGGCAAAGGGGCTTTGATTGGTGCTGTTACCGGTGGTGCGCTTCAAGGTGGTGCTAATGCTGTTAAAAACAAGATTGCAAATAAAGCAGTCGAAAAAGCAGCACCAACTATCGATGATTTAAAACAACAGTCAAATGCGCTTTATACCAAAATGCGCGACTCCGGTGTTGTCGTGCGAGAAGCTAAAATTAACAACATTAAGGGCAATATTGCGCTTGAGTTAGGTCAAACCACTCCTGACTTGGCTCCACAATCTCATGCACTTAAAAAGCTGGTTGATGATACTTTGCAGGGTGACGTGAATATCATTGATCTTCATAACATCTCTAAATCCGTCAATCGCGTTTCAAGGTCTGGGTTACAGGGTGAAGATGCTCACTTTGTAGGCAAGATTAAAACATATGTTGATAATGCGATCGACAATATGCAAACGAGCGATATTAAAGGACCACTTGAGGCTGTGAAGCTAAAAAATCAAGCAGATGAGCTTTGGAAAACGGCCCGTAAATCCGAGATTATTGATGGAATTTTTGAGAAGGCGCAAAACCAAGCCACGGGCTTTGAAAATGGTCTGGTTATTAACTTCCGTTCACTTGCAAACAATAAAAAGCTAATGAAGCAGTTTAATGAAGCTGAACAGAAGATGATTAAAGACTTGGTTCGACGTGGTTCAGCTCGTGAAATCCTCAAGGGGATTGGGATGCTTT